ATAAACAACAATTATCATAGTCACTAAACACCTAATTAATTAAGTTGTGGTGTTAATTTAGGCAGCATTAAAACTCCTATTGAGAAAGCTCGCCAAGAAAGTCCTTTCTAAGGGTCTGGATTTGGTATAATACTTCTTGAAACACTAGGGTAATTAAAAGTAGCATACCCATCTGTTGTTGCGGTTGATGTGGCTGGGAATTCATCCAAAACGCCAAAACGCAATTCATCTCCAATAGAGATCCATGTTTGCAAAGATATATTCATTCCTCCATAAGCAGCTTTCACCATCGTATCATTAGCAATATCAAAAGCTGTAACACTGAGGGTATTACTAATATAAACAAAATCTGTAAATACGATAATTTTAAGATATGGATAAGCTTCGTGAACTGTTAAGGAAGCATCACTTAACTCTTGTACTCTTCTCAGTGGTGTTAATCCGAGTTCATGATATTTATTAAAGGTATGTACTGGTACTTCTAAATCAAAAACGATATTATTACCTAAAGTTCCTTGCATTGTCATCAATCCAGGGAAATGTGATTTAAAATAATTTAAATAAGGACCTGAAATGCCCGGGTTTGAATAACACATAATAATATCTTCGATTGCTTTTGGTTGACGATCAACGGTTCCATCTACATATGGATCAATAGCATTCACACTTGAAGTGGAAATTGTTGGATGACCAATTGATCCTTCATCCAGAATCATCATAGCTATAAAATCATCATTTGTTCTTATTGAAGATATACTATTAACAACTGGATTGGTTTTCTTCATTTTTATAGTCGATCGTAATTTCACTGATCCACGATATCCTTGGTACATACCTCCCCATTGCATTAATGCTGGCATTTTTGCATCAACATTTGGTCCCAACGGTGTAGTTACTTCTGGCCTTAGAGGCAGATTAATAACTCTTCCAACGCGGCACTTATATTCATAAACACCAGTTCCAACAGTATTAAATCCAGTAACATACAAGAAAGGCTGGTACGTTCCATCAACATATGGTTGTCTCACTTTCATTAAATCTCGTATAGAAGTTGTAATTTTCATATCATTATCTGTTGCTCTATCATTTCCAACATCACCAAGAAAGACGTAATCTTTGGATTGAACCTTAATTTCTTCAGTCGCAAATTCTTCATCATCAAAATAATAAGGCAAATCGAACTCCACTTTAGGGATACGAACTAATTGTCGCAATATTTCCCAACAATCAATCTTTATCCTTTTATCCTTTCCTTGGATTTTCAGTAGAGCCAATCTTTTTGTAGAAAGATCAGTAATATTCTTTGTAGTTGAACTAACTTTATTATCATCAACAGATAGCTCTTGTTTTGGTAGTATTTCTGCAAAATCGGTAGATTGTGTGGGTATTGGAATATTCACTCCACCCAGTCCATTATTCTTAGTGGAAGGGCTAGCTATTTGAAAACCTGGGGCTCCTCTAACAAAAGGTATTATTTCTATACTACTAGGTTGCCCTTCAGGACTAACTAAAGGTGTTATAGCTACAATAGCCAACACTCCACAAAAGCTATTTCTGTACTGATTATTAACTATATCATGTGGAACACTATTGGAAGGATTACCATTATTAATTACTTTCCAAGGTGTATCAGAAACATATGGTAAACGTACAATTATATCATTATTTTGTCCATTGATATCGAAATATGCGACATAACAAGCTCCCAAAATTTCTTGACTCATCGTCAAACCTGAAATTGAGAATGGATCTCCCCAAAAAGAACCCCACGTAGATAAAGGATTATAAATTATTGCTACTCGTCCAGATTGAAATCTATTACAAGCAAATTTAAAACGATATTCTAAGGATCCATCTTCACCGCGGCAACCTCTCCAAAATGTATGATTCCTTGAAATCCAATCCAAAAAAGTATTATTTGCAAAAGTTAAAGATGGAAAAATATTAGCAAATTTTGAATATCCTCCATTTGGTCCAACAGCAACTGCACCTAAAACATCATAAGGATTCGCACTATTAGAATAAATCATTCTCGTAGATTGGGGTTGTCTTGAAGTTAATTCCAATATACTCCACTTTCTTTTTAAATAATCAATCGACATTTCATCCTCATTGATACCAAATGTATCGAAAGTGGACATTGTTTGTTCCGACGGATGTAACATTAGTTTTTCTTTTTGTTCTATTTGGTCTGCATTACTAGCAAAACCCATGCGATTTGTAACAACTTGCTGAGATTCCAATGGAATAGTAGGTTGGTCGAGAGCTGATAATTCTAACGAATTTTTAGTATCAAATTTGTCACCTGTTATATTAGCTGGACAAACGTTACCCGCTACATTTCCAACTTGTGTTGACACATTAGTTATATTATCACCAAATAATGTTAAACCTTGCACCACTGGACGCTTAACTCGTGTTACAACAACCTCTGCATCCTCCACCCAAATATACACCAACAATCGAGCAGTGTAAACATTAGAAATAAAATTATGGAAATGTAGATTTCCAATGTTATCAGCGGGGTCAACTTCAAAATCACAATATTCTCTCTTAAATTTCCAAGGTATATCCATAATTTTGTTAGAACCATTATCTGAATAATCTAATTCCACATGGGGTCTAATCCATGCATTCAACATACCATCGGTATAATTATCTGCATAACTTGAGTTATTTTTATACGAAAAATGTGCCACAAGAGCGCCAGCATTATAAGGCGTTGATTGAAGCGTTATTTGAGCTTTAATTTTTCCTCTAAAAAGAAAATACGCCTGAGCTAAATCCTGCATAGCTCTACTAGCACTAACCCAATCGTTCGGAAATGGCAAGGAAGTAATAAATCCGAATGTACCTGCTGATATTTCGGTATTGAGAACTAATAGAGGTCTAGCCAGTAGTTTCTTTAGAGTACTTGCAACCTCCGGTATCTCTACTCTGGGTACAATCACAGGTTCACGAACCATTTCAACCACATTTTGATTAACCATACTAACCCCAAAATTTCGCATCGTTTCTCGTACTGCATTATCATCACGCAATCCTTCACTCTTGTTTATACTTTGAATTTTATTCTTATTTCCACTTTTCACAGTGGACAATTGACTAAGCAATTGTTCATATCTTTTGTTTTCCATTTTACTATATAGTTCAAAATTGAGTCCTTTATGAGACTGGAACTCATAGTCTATTTCATCATATGTTATTAAGTTTTTACTATATTTTCTAAGTTTACTATAGTTATAATCAAAGTAATCTCTACCCCAAAAATAACTAAATCGTAATGCCGTATTTAAAATCTGGTCCAAGCTTTTATCATTGTCTTTTGTCCAGGAAACCATTTCTTGAATTACACTCTTTTCTAAACCTGCTACTATACGTCCTTCTTTTGGCACAAAGTGGTTCTTGAGAAAAGTACACTCGAGAAGATTCTTATTAAATGATACAACTTTTCCTTTATCCCCAGATGTATAGGTTATATTATACTCTTCTTTCAAAACGTCACTTATTTTAGCTGCATTATATATTTCCTTATAGTCATCACTAACAGTGTACAAATTATCATCTCCATAGAACACTATTCTAACATTTTCTAAATACTTTCTCTCTCTATTTATTAAATGAGGATTAAGTTTCATCCAAGCGCTATACATATACACTTTATTAGCAAAATCATTAAAGAAGACTGTTAAAAACCAACCAGAGGGATTTGCGTGTAAACTTGTGACACATACCTTCTCGCCGTCTAATATTGTTAAAATTTGTGAAAACAATGTGTTATAAAGAAATTCATCTATCCACTCATGCGTTCCTTTTCCATACAATAAAACATTCGGTATTAGGGATTTGACAAAAATTGAAAAAATCTCAAAAATTTCTTTTAAAAGATCTTTATCAAACTTACTATAATCTCCATCATTTGCATTAGCGAACTCTGCTAAATAATTGTATAATTGATCCCATTCAGAACTATATGGATTTATTCCTATCATTCCCCCATGTTGAAATCGATTTTTTACATAATTTGCTACATACTTTCCAAAAATTTGTCTACCTAATACAGTAAACAATATATTAGAAACAGTAAAAATTCTAGTTTTAAGTATCTTTTCAATAGGTCTACGTTCATCTTTCGCACAATTAGTCCAAATAATGTTCATTCCTTCTTCCTTTGACTTTTCTATAAATTTATGATATTCATTCATAAAACATTCAGTAGGCTTCCATAATTCTCCATCAAAATAGAACATATCCATTTTCTTAATATGACCAATCGTATATGGGTATCCTGGTGATGTTTGAAAATCTAATCGATCTAAGCCATCTATTCCATTTATTGCTTCTTCTAGACTCAAAATATCATAATTTTCAGCGAACATAGATCTATGATTCATTCTTAGATATTGTAATATTTCAGGATAATCTCTTTTATTTATTGGATTCAGAATTTTACCCATTTGTAATGTTCCTTCGTGTAAAGGCGATATATGATCAATGTTTCTTGGATCACGTGGGCTCAATACACAGGGTTCAGTGGTATGTTGCTGCAACGCTTCAAAACAAATACTCTTACTTATTTTAGTTGTAGTATTTGCATAAGGAAATTTCGAAGAATCAACCTTACTCGTTAAGATAAATTGACCTTTATCATGGTTGTGATCCCATATTTCCTGAAAACCTTGTACATTGGGTATATCTCCTCTATGTATTGTAGGAATAGAGACAATCTGTGCATATTGATGATTATCACAACCACCCACATGTATCCCTACAATCTTCCAATTACCATTAATTTGAGCTAAAATAGGAGTTCCACAATCACCATAAGCTAAAGGACTTCGAAATTTGAGCATGTGTTTTCCTACAAAATCTCGACCTTTGCCTATATCATCAGTACAAACCACACCTTTTATATAACGCGCCTCCAATAAATATCTATCCATTTTCGTGGCATCAAATGCTTGCCGAAGGATCATTATATTTATAATTTCATCCATAGGTACCATTCCATCATCAAATAAATAATCTATTCTCTTATAACGGGGCATCAAATATCTAACATTATAAAAAGCATAATCTTCAGTTGTTTCAGTCAACAAAGTACTATCAAATGTAGTTTCATACAATATTTCTCCCTTGTTTATCAAAATCAAATCTCCAGTGTCAATTTTTGTATCACCTCGATAAAATATATGTTTTGGTACTAATATTTTATCATCTCCGATATATAAAGCATTTACTGATCTAACCAATGATTGACCATCAACTCGAATACAGGTCGTTATTCTAAATAAATTCGATTCTATTTTATCCAAAACATTATCTGAATTAACAAGTGAAGTTCCTTGTACTTTCCTATTTAGTCTATTAGCAACAACTTTATGCACTTTACTCACTGTAATTTGATCACCGGAGTTAAACGCCTGTACTAACACAGGATTCATCCCATATATAAATTTAACAAAATAATACATGCTCATCCCAAATATAGTGGTACCGAACAAAATTTTCTTATAATGTTGTTTTATAAAATCGACACTTCGCTCCTTATATTCTTGTAATCGGTTCATCAAAATGGTTCTCAATATACCTGGTTCCGATCTGGTATCCTCAAATTCGTCCGATTGTATACGCAAACCCTTTTGGATCCTATCTTGTGACAATTTAATATGTTTTTCATAATTTTGTGAAATTAAATCAATTAATTCTTTCACTCCTTTAATCTCCTGATCAACAATATTCACTATTGGATCTTGTGTACTAAAACGACACCATTTATAATTAGTGTTTAAATGATCAAATTTGCGTTCATCTTTAAAACTCATCTTTATTAATATGTCTCGTCGTCTATTAAAAGCTCCAGTGTCTCTTATATAAGTAGAATTGTATAAATGAGTTATATTTGATGTGATTATTATCATTTTCGATGTAAACCTCATTTCACCTTTCTTACCTAATTTCTCATCGTCAACACTAGAAGAATTCAACATCCAATCACAAGCATCTTTCATCGAAATTAGAAGTTGTTCTTCTCCCATATTAGTTGTTTGCATGTAATCATTAAGCAACACTATAGGTTGATGATTATAACCATCTTGAAATTCCAATGCTGGGTTCCATGAATACACTTGTTTCTCATACGAAACATTTGGGTCAATTAATTGTGTAGCAATATATTGAGCTAAAGATGACTTACCAACTCCTGAATCGCCTGCTATCCAAACTACAAAAGGACAATGTCGTTTTCCTGGGACCAATCCTCTTCGCTTAACTTCATCAAACACACAATCAAGTTTATCCATGACCGTGCTTTGTTGAAAAAACGAAAAATGACCATATTTTGGTAAATACTCATCCCTCATACCATTAAATAAATCCAAAAATCTTTTGGTATTGTGCGATGAATAAAATATATGATCTGGATTCTTTACTAACCCTTGTATTTCAGCAAAGTCTTTTTTAAAATCTTCATCATACCATGACAATTGAATCATCTCATAAGCACACGGAAAATGATTGAAGAAAAACTCTTTTATAACTTCAGGTATCACATTATACACACTACGCAAGAGTATATCAAATTTAGTACTAAAAGCTATGATACCACCAAATCTACTAATACTGTTAAATAATTTTTCTGTCATCGATTTTCCTGTTGTAGCACATAACGCCATTCCTAAACACGTGGCAAAAGGTAATACTATTGAATCACGTCCTTGAACTTTATTTTCAGCATTATGAATTCCAACTCTAATTCCAATCTTCATTATCATCAACCGGATAGTGGTAAGAATAACTTCTGACCAGTGCTCCCCATTAAAATAAATTCTAGCAGCTGATGTTCCAATAAAAACCAACAATTCTTTAAGAACAATATCCCAAGAATCGTTATGATTCCTCAATAAATATTCAACACTAAAATTAATCAAAAATGCTTGAATAATACATCTTGCAAATGTTTTATACTCTCCGAAAACGCTCATTAAATATTCTTCCCACTGAATAACAGTATCATATATTTTCTTTATATATTCGAGAAAATTCGAGGAAAATTCACTAGTCGTATCACAAACACTATTAATAACATTTGCAACACGATTTGTTGCTTTCACCGTAGTTAAGATTTTATCTCCAAGTTCATCTCCAACAATATTTGTGTGCACTTTATCGACAATATCTTCAACTTTATTGACAGTCTGTTGAATATCCATATTATTGATAGAATCAGAAATCTTGCACGCAGCACTATAGGTAGCACCTTGTATTTTATTAATTTCTTTATTCTCTTTGAGAACATCAATATTAATTTTGAGTTTCATCAATTTCTTAATAGTCTCATCAATATCCTTCTCATCTTTTAATAAAGATCGTGCCAATTGATTTCTCTCATTCCTCTCAATTGTATCAGGTACGACTTCAACGTTTATAGGGGTATCTTCCGCTAATCGTATAAAACGTTCAATTTTCTTTTGCACTTTTGGATGTTTCTGATCTACATCAAATCCTTGTACAACATCTTTATCTCTTTCTCCAGCCATATTATAAAATCCAAATCCATGTTCAATATCACTAGTATCACTCTCATAATCTAATGCTTCTAACTTACTAACTCTAAAATCTAAACTAGTTAAATTTTTTGCGAATTGTCTACACTTTTTATAAACAAATTCTTTTTTAAGTTTAGGCGGAACAAAAACAGGGAGAACCTCTTCGTCAGGCTTTCGCTCATCATGCGAGGTCCTATTTTCTTTGTTTCGTTCACTTGGTCTTTGCTTATTCAGTCTACTCGAATGCATCTTTTTCAATTGTTCTCCATTAGATTTATAATCATTATTGGTAATATATTTCTTCATTGCTCCTCCTATTTGTGTATACTTTTTAGAAGTATCAAATTTACCATTTTTAGAACAAAATTGAGAAGGCAGTCTATAGTCAGAATAAGCAAACTCCTGTTTGATTGGTTTATAAGAAAAGGACAGAAAGCTTGTTACAGCAATCGTCTCTAATCCATTGTTTAATTTTCGTTTATCTTGCATTGTGGTTTATTTTAAGTTTTGGTTACACAATAATGTTCCGAGTAATATATGAGGGTCCTTGATTTCTCTCGCCCCACTCAACTTACAATCGAACAGTACTGCTACAATGTAATATAAATATATAATAATAAATTATATAAAACTAAAATAATAAATTAAATAAAATAATATCTAATAATCTAATAATAATGTTATATATAATATACTAACTAATTATCTTATGTATCATAACATATCTTATCATAACACATATCTTTCGAAAAAGGAGACATCGTTCAACCAAACAATTTCGTTTATTAAATCATAATAAAAGGAAATTATTCAATTTCCCTTAAGTCAGACGTGCATAAGCACG